GTAAGGGAATTTAGGTTAGAAATTGCAATCACGTTGAGGGTCGAGACGTTGGCGGTGGGTACGGCGAGGGTCGACAGGACCCCCAAGTTCTGGAGGTTCGATATTTGCCAGACGTTCAGGGTCCCCACATTCGCAAAGGTGCTGACCACATTGGTCGTAAGGGAATTTAGATTTGAAATTGCAATCACGTTGAGGCTCGAGACGTTGGCGGTCGGGACGGAGAGGTTAGACCCAAGGGTCAACCCCTGAAGGTTCGAAATCGCAAACACGTTCAGAGTCCCAACATTAGCGGTCGGCACGGCGAGGGTCGACCCAATGGTCAACCCTTGAAGGTTCGAGATTTGCCAGACGTTCAAGGTCCCGACGTTCGCAAAGGTACTGACCACATTGGTCGTAAGGGAATTTAGATTTGAAATTGCAATCACATTGAGGGTCGATACATTGACGGTCGGGGCGGAGAGGTTGGAGAGGACGGCCAGGTTCTGGAGGTTCGAGATCTGGTAGACGTTCATGGTGGAGACATTGGCCGTGGGCACGGCGAGGGTTGACAGGACCCCCAAGTTCTGAAGGTTCGAGATTTGCCAGACGTTCAGGGTCCCCACATTCGCAAAGGTACTGACCACATTGGTCGTAAGGGAATTTAGGTTCGAAATTGCAATCACGTTGAGGGTCGTGACATTGGCCGTAGGGACGGAGAGGGTCGACAGGACCCCCAAGTTCTGGAGGTTCGAGACCTGCCAGACGTTCAGGGTCCCGACGTTCGCCAGGGGCGTCGCAAGCGCCGTCCCGAGAGTGAGGGAATTTAGATTTGAAATTACCCCGACGTTGAGGGTCTCAACGTTCGCCACGTTCGCCGCGAGGGACGAGACGTTCAGGGTCGTGACATTGGCCGTGGGTACGGAGAGGGTTGACCCAAGGGTCAACCCTTGAAGGTTTGAGATTTGCCAGACGTTGAGTGTCCCGATGTTCGCAAGCGGGGCTTGTAAACTCACTCCGACCGACAGGGCGTTCGAGGCGTAGACGTTCCCGGTCACTTGGAGGTTCGCCCCGGTCAGGGAAGGGCTCGACAGGGACCCTGCAGAGATGGCGACCGGTCCGAGGATGCTCTGACCCCCGGCCGAGTACAGACGCATGCGGGTCGTCAAGTTTGTCCCCAAAAGGAGATCAGCCGCTTGGTAGTTGACGACCGAAAAGTTCTGGGTCGTATCCTTGACGAGCGCCGCGCCAAACCCAGTGCCGGTCGTGGCGTCCGTCATGCTCACGGTCACGGTGGTGCTCGGGAGGGGCGAAGAGACTTCGAGTTGACCGAACGGGTTGGCGATCCCGATGCCGACGGCCCCAAATAACCCGCGGCCGCTCACATTTGCGAACGAGGCAAAGACGTTTGTGGTCGTCACGGAGTTTGAGACGGCCAGGTTCGACAAGAGGCCGACGGACGTGATGTTAGGTTGGGCCGCTCCCGTGACGCCCTGGGCCAATGGGATGACGCCCACGACGTTCGCACCCGTTATGTTCGAAAGACCGGACGCGTTTCCGACCAAGAGACCGGCGTTCATGATGCCCGAGACGGCCAGGGATGAAAGGGTCCCGACGGACGTGATGTTCGGCTGTGAAGCGGCGGTCACTGAAAGGGCAGTCGGGACCGTCGAGACGTTCGAGCCGTTGATGGAGGACAGAGCCTGGCCGGTCCCCGATATGAGACCCGAGACGGTCAGAGAAGAAAGGGTCCCGACGGAGGTGATGTTGGGTTGCGAGGCCGCAGTGACGCTCTGGGCCGTACCGACAGTCCCCACGATAGACGAGGCCGGGATGTCAATGAGACCCGATCCGACTCCAGAAAAGGTGCCGCCCGTGACCGTCCCGACAACCGTCAGACTCGTGAGGGACCCGACCGAAGTGATGTTGGTCTGGGCCGGGTTGACGACAGATCCGGCCGTATATGCGTATGTGACCGTCCCGACGATATTCCCGACCGGGATGTTCGTGAGACCCGCGCCCGAGCCGGTGAAGAGGGCCGCCGTAACACCACCGGAGACCGCGAGAGAGCTCAGGGTCCCGACCGAGGTGATGGCCGGCTGCGCAGCCTGTGTGACGACCTGCGCGCTCCCGACAGTCCCGGAGACGTTCGAACCGTTGATGGAGGACAGAGCCTGACCGGTCCCTGTGATGAGGCCCGAGACGTCCAGTGAAGAAAGGGTCCCGACGGACGTGATATTTGGCTGGGCCGCCGTCGTCACTGAAAGAGCCGTCGCGACGGTCCCGACGACATTCGAACCAGTGATGTTTGAGAGTCCAGAGGCGTTCGAGGCGGTCAGCAAACCCTGGACCGTCAGACCAGTCAACGTCCCGACGGACGTGATGTTCGTCTGGGCGTTTCCAGTGACGGCCGAAGCGATCACCGCGCTCGCGACGGTCCCGATGATGTTCGAACCAGTGATGTTAGAGAGGCCCGAGGCGTTCGAGGCGGTCAGCAAACCCTGGACCGTCAGACCGGTCAACGTCCCGACCGAGGTGATGTTGGTCTGGGCCGCGGTCGTCACTGAAAGAGCCGTCGCGACGGTCCCGACGACATTCGAACCCGGGATGTTCGAAATGGCCGAGGCGTTCGAGGCGGTCAGCAAGCCCTGGACCGTCAGAGCCGAAAGGACGCCGACCGAGGTGATATTTGGTTGTGCGTTCCCGGTGACGACCAGAGCGCCCCCAACGACGCCCGTGACGTTCGCGCCCGTGAGGTTCGAGAGGCCCGAGGCGTTCCCAGAGTACAGGCTGGCCACGACGGTATTCAAATTCGAGACGCCATAGACGTTGAGGGTGGTCGCGCCGTAGACCACGGCCGAATTGACCGTCAGGTATCCCACATTCAGGGTGTCTATGTTGGCCGTCCCTCTCACGAGGAGATTGGAGCCGGCCGGCGGGTTCGAGAGGGTCCCGATCGTCACGCCGTTCTGGTAGGCGACATTGCCGTCGATGGTCGTCCACTGAGACGAGAGGATAGCGATGTTCGCGGCCTGCGTGATGCGCCCGTACTGGTCGACCGTCCCCTGGAAGACGTTGGCCGATGAGCCGTACTGACCTGGCGCGACCCCTGTGACTGGCAAATTTGCATTTGAAATTGCACCGTTCAGATTCGAGGCGTTCAGATTCGAGAGACCAAAGGCGTTCCCATAGTACGCATCGGAGACTATGGAGCCCGTGTTAATCAGACCAGAGACATTGAGGGTCGCGTAGCTGATATTGGCGATGATGGAGCCGGTCACGTAGAGGTTCCCCGTGAAAGTTCCATCCTGAGCTATGAGATTCCCGCAAATGACATTCCCGTTCGTGTCGAGGACATTCGAGGCGATGATGACATTTGCTGGAGGGCACGAACTCGCCGACCCTGATGTATAAACTACCCCGCCGTTGGTGATACTATCACACATGGCTTCTACTAAGTGCGGGGAAAAAAGAGCTTACGATCGCCTCCGCCCGAAGAAGATGATGAATAGGCCGAGAATGAGTGCCGCAAACATCACGTACATCTTATGGCGTTCGCCCGAGTCCCATTCGACTGGCGTCGGCAGGCTCTCGGGCCTCTCGGGCTCTTCAGGGACCATGATGGTGTCTAAGCGAAGGATAAACATATTACGGCCCATGTCTTGACCGATGATGTTGTCGTAAAAGAGGGCCCCGGTCCCTGCATTCTTCCACGATATTGTCAGACGATCGATACTGTCTATACGGGAGGGGTAATCGACGGCAATTTTGTAATTTTGGGAGTAAAATTCGTTGTTGTATATGAAGCTCGTGTTCGAGAAGGTTTGGGTGTTCGAAGCTAGGGACGTCGCCGCCTTGACGGGAACAAAGGCGAAGGCCCCAGAATAGGCGTTCGAATTGGGGACGGCGGTCGTGTTAGACCGAGTCGTGAGGGCCGATGCGACAAGCGTCTGGGTCGAGCGAAGCTCGGCGATATCCAAAGTCAGATACTGCGAACTGAAGACATTCGGGAGCATGGCCGAGATGAGCTCGACCTTGCTGACATTGTGAATAGGCGTCGACAGAAAGAGGGTATATGAATTTGAATTCGGAAAGAGAGTCTGGTTACGGTTGTTGGAATCTACGTAAATGACGTAGTCCATTCTAGTAAAGGGAAACTTTAGTTTTCCGGCCGCTTGGCCGAAGCCTGTCGTGGTCCTCACATCAGAGGCTCACCCCGGCGATCAGGATACAGACACACGTTGGGCTTTGAGCAGGTGATACGGAGGGTCAGGTACGTGGGACCACCCGTTATGACTGGTTGGGTGCCGGTCGCTGTGTAGAGATTTACAGTGAATTGATCAAGCCTGCGAATTGGCTCGATATACGGAATTTCAACTGGGAAATAAGAACTGGTCGTGAAAGTGGTTCGGTGTTCTATAGAAGTAGTATCGACTGGGATACACACAATAGAACTTGCGAGCTGACCAACGTTCGAAATAGCCGTCGAAGGTGCTGCGCCTTCTGTCGAAATAATACCGGCAACTTGACTCCCGTACTGAAGATTTGTCTTGTCATTGAACTTTGATTTGAGCTCTTCAATATTGATATAGAATGCGGAAGTTGCCGTGGGTGCATTGGCATTGGCATGGAAACTCGCCACGAGGAGCTCAGCCTTGATGACGTTTCGCAAAGGAATGTTCATGTAGCCTATGAAGCTCGAGTTTGAACTGGCATAGACTGAATCAACACGGATCGTGTACACCTCAGTGTCACACATTTCTAGTATAGACTGGGAATATTTTGAGGGGCCCTGGCCTTTACTTCTCCAGCAGAGACCCACCGACGCCATCGGCGATCGCATAGTCGCGCATGTTGTCCTTGACGTACTCACCCGAGTGGCACAGACCACCTGGGGTCAGGCCGCTGCTGTAGTAGGCGGCGTCCTTGGACGGGCCCGCCACACAGTCCAGGGCCGGCTTGATGTCGAATATGCTCTTGGGGTCCGCGCTGACGTTCGGGCCAGAGACGGTGACGAGGGGAGACGGCTCGTACGAAGAGCTCGTCGCACCACGACCCTGGACCAGGATGACCAGGATCGCCAGCAGAAGACCGATGATGGTCGCATGGATAACCATCTTTCCAAACTTGAATGCCATTTGCTTTTGTGCAATATTTTTTCCAAGCCGGGCGAACCGAAGGTTCGCCTGGTCTTGGATCTGGCGGAGCCGCCTGCGGCCAACTTGGCCGAACCGCGTTAAAGCCAACGAGCACTTTTCTACAAAACTGGTAGATGGAGTTTTCTTTTGACACGAATGAGGGTAAGACTCTTGCGATGAATGACGACGAAACGAAGTTGCTGGATGAGATTTCATTTGCGGCCCCTGAGAAGAAGTCGGTTCCCCTGAAGCCCAAACCGTCCCGTCCCAGTCCGTTCGCCAAGCGGGCCCCTGGGCCAGTCGAGCCCCAGGTGGCCCCGGACGAGGGCCTGGATATGTTCATGAACCCGGGGAAGCGTACGGCCCCACCCCCTCCCATGGCTGAGGAGTTTGATGGTGGTGAGGAGGACGAGGAGGATGACTATGGGCCTGCGGAGGGTCAGGGCCAGGGCGGTGGCAACAGCGGGCCCTCTGAGGGCTACGCGACCATCGAGGATGAAAAGGCGGACCTGCTGAACAAGATCACGCGTCTGAATAAGAAGGGTATCGCATCGAGCCAGCGCCTGACAATCTACAGCGACATTGAGGAGATTCGAACCGAGTACAAGCGGATGACCTATGGCATCGAGGTCGAGCGCTCCATCAAGTTCCAGCGCCGCATGCTCATCGCCTGCGTGACCGGCCTGGAGTTTCTGAACGACAAGTTCGACCCCTTCGACTTGGAACTCAACGGTTGGTCCCAGAATGCGATGGAGAATGTCGAGGACTATGATGGAGTCTTTGAGGAGCTCCACAACAAGTACAAGACGAAGATCCAGATGGCCCCAGAGGTGAAGCTCATCATGATGGTCGGCGGATCCGCGATGATGTTCCACCTGACCAACTCGATGTTCAAGGCGGCCGTGCCGAATATGACCCAGGTGATGCAGCAGAACCCTGGCCTCCAGCAGAATATGATGGATGCGGTGATGCGTAGTCAGGGAGGAAACCCGGGGCAGACATCGATGTCTGCCTTCCCCTCCCCTCCAGGTCAGAGGGACATGAAGGGCCCCGGGATGGACTTTGGCTCCCTGATGAACATGATGGGCCCTCCTCCGGCGGTCCAGACGCGCCCAGGACGCGCGGCCGATACGGACTCGGTGTCCGACATCGTCAGCATCGATGAGGGCGACCCGGACACGCGCGAGGTGAGCGTCACTGGCCCCAAGAAGCGCGGACCGAAGGGCAAGGGTAAGAAGGAGGTGACTCTTTAGAGCGGGTCCGAAGGACCCGATGTAATGAGCAGGCGAAGCCTCCAACCGTCCCGTGGAACAGGCCCTCGAACCTCCGGTCCGAGGGCCTGGTAAAAAATCTAAACTAAAAACAGGGAATGGCACTATCATATGCACCATTCGATGATAAGTGGGCCGCGAAGCCCCCAGTGTACAAGCCAGAACCTCAGGCGGGAAGGGGGCGGGCATCGAAGATGTTCGACCGGGGCCTCCCCGTCTCAGATGATACTGAGTGTAATAAGCTGATTTTAGGCTTTGTGGCAAGTATTATCTTTATGAACATCCTGGACTCCTTGAGGCGCTAAAAGGCCCAAGTCCGCTCACTTATTCGCCGACGTCTGGTAGACGGCCGGCATCTGATACGGTGCGCACACCTTGCGCGTCGCGATGTCGTTCAGATCCTTTTCAATGGCAGCATTGATGCGGATCTGAGAGGCAAGAGCCTGCTTGGTAATCTCTCCTGGAGCGAGGTCCATTTACTATGGCTCGGGAAATTATTTGAAAAGACACTTCCCCTGACCAAAGACCTCGACCGGCTTTTCCTCAGGGGCCGTGCCTGTTATTTCGAATCCGGACGATTTATAGACGACCATTCTCTTTCGAGCCATCGAATGAAAAACCGACCAATGGTCCACGATGTCATATATTAACGGGTTATTCAGTTTACCGGGCGTCTCTCGCATGATGCGCCCGATAGCCTGGGTTATGTCCGACTTGGGGCTGGCCAGGATGATCGTGTCCAGGACCGGTATGTCTAGACCCTCCTGAGCCATGGCGAATGTCCCTATGATGATGTGCTTCCGGGACGACTCGTCCAGCTGGGCCTCCTTGAGGCCTCCATAGTACAGACCGCTTAATTCTGTTCCAAAATTGGCCAAGAGGAACTGACAATGCTCTCTGCGGTCCGAGAGGATCAGGACCCTCCTACCTCCCTCGGCCGCCTCCTTCGCAATTTTGATTATAAATTCATTCCGTCTGGGAAGGTCCGTGACGTCCGTGACCATCTGGGCCATGTTGATCTTCCCGAACCGGGTGACCGGTGGGGACTCTTTGAACGCCGGGTCCTTGTAGGGGATGACCTCGACCCGTGTCGTCCGGGCATTCTCCCGCTGGACTCTGAAGAATTCAGGACCCAGGAACCAGTACAAGATGCGGGTCAGACCATCCTTGCGCTCGGGGGTCGCTGTCAGTCCCAGGGTGTACTTGGGGCAGAACCGGAACATGGCCTGTGAGAAGGCCGCGGCACCTATGTGGTGGGCCTCGTCCACAATTAAGAATCCAAATTGATCAAAGGTCCGGGAGGGAAGGGCATCCTCATCACGACTGCAGAGGGTCTGGATCATGGCGATGACAAAGTCCTTGTCGGTGTCACAGACCCCCTGCTGGATGCGGCCTATAGTCGCCCCCGGACAGAACTGCTGGATACGGTCCCTCCACTGGTTCGCCAGGAACTCTTTGTGAACGACGATGAGGGTCCGGAGTTTCAGATGTGCCGAAAAAGCCAGGGCCATACATGTTTTGCCCTGCCCGGGGGCGAGGGACAGTACGCCACCTCCCTGTTCTTTGAACGCTTTGACTCCGGCAGCGAAAGCTTCTGGCTGTCTCTCTCGCAATTTTCCAACAAAATTGAGATGCGCGCAAACAACAGGATCGTGCCTGGAATCTTTGGAGGGGGCGCCGAAGCGCTCGAGAGCCCAGTACCTTGGGACAAGGAGACTTTTGGTCTCCGACCCGGGCCCGACCCGAAAGACCTTGAAGGACGGGGCCGGAATCCCAATGGCCTCATTGGTCACTGGTCTTACCGTGAGTTCACGCTTTATCAATTGAGGATCAGGGCAATTTTGGATTAGAATTCCGTTCCGGGACAGGAGGGAACTGTAGCTCATGCCTCAATCTCGGCTATACTCTCTAAGACCAAGTATTTTTCGCCATCCCATACTTTGGTCCCTATGGTCACCTCGACCTGGTCGCCCTTTTGAAACTCCTGGACGGTCTTCAGGCCCGTGACCTTGCACATGACCCGACCGTAGCGGAAGGGAACCTTGACCCTCAGGACCTTGCCTTGGGCTTCCAATTCAAAGTACTTCCGGCCGTCCCAGTCGTAGTACGGGGTGTGGACGGTCGCTCGCACCATTCCAGTTATTATGTTTATAAACTATAAATGAGTTCACCGGGTCCCGCACCGGGTCCTTCGCCGTCGCCTTCGGGTCCTCAGCCCTCGAACTTGCCGGGGACGTGTTGGAAGGATGACCCGTTCGAGTTTCCAGGTAAGCTCGTAGAGAAATACCTGGAGTGCCCATGGAAACAATGGTCGGCCATCGGAGGTTCGGCGTGTTTCTTGTGCTGCTGCTGTGTACTGATTATGTTGATGGCTAAAAAATAATGTGAGTCCGTTAGTAAATGGATCGCCTGTACATCGGTATCCTGATTGGCATCGTAATTTATTTCCTGTACTCCAAGATGTTCGGTAGCAAGACTTCGGGTTTCACCATGCAGCCGTTTTCGAGCATGACTGACCGTGCCGCCGTGACGACCAGCTTCCAGACCCAGACGGCCGCCTTGACCAACGAGCTCAAGACGAAGCTGACGGAGGCTATTCAGGGTAATAAATCTACGGAGGAGTTGATTACTCTTTCAAACTCTTACGCAGATCAGTCGAATGAACTGAACAAGGCGTACTCTGCTTGGCAGTTGCAGCACCGCAACGACGTTGTCGCCCCTGCACCGATACAGGCACCGGCGCCTCAAGCTTAATTATTGAATAGAACATTCTTGCGGCGGTTCAAATTGTGGAACAACAAAAGTGGAAGGATCAAAAGGCGGCGGAGGTGGAGGAGGCGGAGGTGGAGGCGGCGGTGGCTCGAAGAACCTACCGTCTTTACCGCCACCAGGTCCTCCACCAGAATAACAGGCTCCTAGGTTGCACGAGCGTGTTTCTTGTAAATCAGAAGGACACGCTGCCCCGCCATTCTGAGGGTATCGTACAATGGCTTTTCCCCTAGTCTGAAACCCAGCTCCACACGGAGAGGAACACGGCGTCCATTCACTCCAAGTACCGCTGACCTCGCAATCGACAGGACATGGTTGAGGATTACATGGGTTTGTGTCAGTCAACTGGAAGGGACACGGCGTACCACCATTTTCCGCTTTTTTTATAATAGTTCTAGTACGGATAGTAGTTCCACCACCACAACTTACAGAACATGCTGACCAATCACTCCAGCCGCTTACCTCGCAATTTACAGGAGGCGGCGGCGGAGGAGGCGGCGGCGGTGGTGGAGGAGGTGGTGGAGGCGGCGGGGGAGGGGGCGGGGTAGTCCCCGGTGAACAATAAGTGCCATCTGAACTAAGAGAAAACGTTGCTGGACATGATACGCAATCAGGAAATTTAAGCGTGGTACCCGCTGGACACGACGCGCATGTATCGTAATCAGTCATTTTCGTTGTACCGGATGGACAATTGCCGGAAAAACTAAATCCAATCGTTGTTGCGGGTGTTCTCGTCGGTTGTCTACGTGTAGAACTGCATCCCACTGTAGAATTGACCCAATTAGAGTTTGGTGGGCATTTATAACACCATACCGCATCCCCACCACCGCCGCTCAACGTGTATCCCGAAGGGCAAGATAAACAAGACAATGAATCGAGCCCACCAAGTGTGTACCCGTTGGTGGTTCCTGAAGGGCACACGCCTCCACTAGCAGCCGTCACTGTTGGTAAAATCGCATCAGACACACCTGGCGGCACGGGAGTGGCTGGATGTTCCCATGGCGCAGGAGCTGCGGGTGGCGGTGGCGTCCATGGAACACACGACCTAGTTGTTGCGTTATACACATATAGGGGAGGGCAATTGGGTCCCAGTAACGCTCCCCCGGTTACAGTATTGATGATCGAAGCCGTACTACCGCTCGCAGCAGCGGTCAATAAGCTACCCTGAGTTCCAGCAGCCTGCGCTGCAACCTGAACACCCACATCAGCAATCGTAGGTGCGAGAACAGTTACAATAGAATTCACGAGTTGAGCCGTACCTGTTACGGTTTCGTTAGTAGCCGTCACGAGACCAGACTGAATCGCGTTTGCGGCCGTGATACCTGCGTTCGCAATTTCGGCCGCAGCGGAAGCGATTCCCGAACTCACAGTGTTCACGGCCGTGTCGACCGTCGAATTTCCAGAGTTTGCAGGTGGAATTGTAACCGTCACGACCGTCGTAATCAGGTCCGGGTGTAAACTCAACTTGCCTCCCGACATGATGAATCTCACGATTGTGCTTCCGAACAAGAGCTCTGCAATGTTTTGAGCGTCAGTCACATAACACGTCGGTGGGTCGCTATCACGGTAACTCACACCCTTGATGCGACACATGTCTCGGGTATTCACACACTCACCGGTCTCTCGTATGTACCTGTTTGTGGCGCGTCCCGAAGCCGTTCCAACCTCCTCATCGCACATTTGGTGGATAGAAGGGTCCGCGGATATACATGCGCCGTCTGACGGTATGTTATCTGGCGTGATGGTGTTCCATTGTGAAAACCAGGGCTTTGCACGCCATTCCGTGTATGTCAAGTCTTTCGCATCGTCATTTGGTGGTGGCCATGGGAACGCGGTGTGACACGTGTCTTTCGTTGCATAAGAACACGCCTTGTCGTACCCATTACCCGGTATGAAACCCACACCGCCTTCCGACGCACAGATGTTATCAAAGGCCAAGTTGTGTATATTTTCCAGTTCTGTAGATGACAGATACTGGTTACAAAGCATGATGAACAGTGTATCACTGATGGTGTCGACCCCCAAATCTGTACTGATGCGAGACGACACATCCGCTATTAGATCCTCGACAGATTGGGGAGGGTTCGTGCTCGTAAAAAGCCGGACAAACTCGTTAGAAATAGCCAGGTCGATAGTGTCAGCGTCCCATGCATCCAGAGGCCCCACAAACATCGGGTACCGACCCTGGTGTGGTGCCGGTGGTGGAGGTGCAGGCCCTGGTGCGGGTGCTGGGGCGGGAGAAGGGGACTGAGGACACCCAGCACTTAGAGGCCACGTCGAACAGGCGATCGTCGTGTTCACGACCTCTGAATCGTTTGCGGCCTTCATATTGCGCATGTCCCCTGTGGAAACGAGCTCGGAATAGTTGCCCGTGTTGGTCAAGTCAAGAGCCAAACCCGCAATTGCAGCAACATCGAAAACACCACTTACGGCCGCCAACGCGCCGCGTGCAGCTTCTCTTTCTGCTATACGGGTCGCTACAATACGCGCACCGTTATCTGCACTCAGAGCCACGGCTTCAGCACCTGCCCTGGTCGTCGTTGACGCGACCGTCTCTCCACTTCGTGCTGCTGTTTTGCCCCACCGAAGACCCATCTTGGCTCTGGCCAACATTCCCATGCGTCCAAAAGCTTTGGACATGCGTCCTGTGAGAGTTCGTGACGCAACTTTGGCTCGGGCTATTTTCAACTCTGCTGCAAGTGCGGGGGTCATGCGCATACGCGTCACGATCTTCAAAGCTATGACGTCCAGGTGCAAGGCGACCTCGACTGCAATACCGATACCTATACCCGTCAAAAGGTCCGGTAAACTGTCAAGTAGGGCCGCAACCTGCCCCTGTTCCGCTGGAGGAGCTGCGAGTCCCGTCTGCTGGATGGCGGGAGCGGGTGGCGTCCCAACAGAAAGGGATGACTGAGGACCTGCATAGACGGGAGAAGGGGACGGGACGGGCTCTGGTGAGGGTTCCTGTACTGGGGCGGGTGCCTGCACTTGAGGGGGAGTTTGGGTGATGGTCACTGGGGACGGAACCTGGGGTGTCTGTTTTTGTGATTGTAATAGAACAACGACAATAACGACGATGACGACGGTGATGACCAGTGCTACCACGGCCCCACCCCCGCCTATGACGGCGGCTTTTGGAGCCATCCTCTAATGTTTGCGTTTTATTTTTTTTATGTACTTGCTTAAATTTTCTTATAAATGCTCACTTGGCGGGAAGATAGCAACTTATTATCACCGAAATCTGAATCGTTTAAATTTGTATATGTTTTTATTAACCTATATAATCTATCATGTACCAAATATTGACAAGAAGGATCATTTTTACATAAATCGGACAAAGGTGTTGTGTCAATTGATGAATAATATGCTGGACAATTGTATCCTCCAATTTGTGTACTCGTAGTTCCGCTCGTTCCGAGTCCATTTACAGGCACTTCATTATCAGTACTGTTATGGAAAATCAATTTAAATCCAGGGAAAGTTTTCGGAACTTTTTTATAAATAACAGTTTGCGCCGACTCAACTAATTTCCTCTGACCCACGTCTGTATTTTGCAGAGTTTCAAATGTTTTGTAAGTATTATTAAATGTACTTGATACTATATAATTACACAAAGGTGGTACGTTTATATTTTTACAAGTATTAGGCATACTACTTGGTATTTCACCCCCATATAGCGCCCCTGAACTCCACGACGCTTTACTTGGCGTTTGGCTATTGTCCAATTCTGTTGCTGGTACGTCATTGAATGTGTAATTTTTATATACTATTCTAAATCCTGGAAACTGTGGAGGTGTGCACGTAGTACTTCCCGCACTTGAAGTACCACCATCAGGACAATCTTCACACGCGTTTCCATTCTGATAGGTGTTTACGGGACACGGCTGACAACCAGACCAACCTTGGAAAGTCTTACCCGCTGGACAAATTGCTTCACATGCAGTTCCGGCTGCATTGGGTTTTTTCCCGGTGGGACAATCTACACAAGCTGTTTTATCAGAGTTGAAAATTTGAAGCGAACCAAAACACTTGCACGAATTTGTATTCAAGTTCCAAACTTGTCCAGAAGGACACGTACGACAATCCGTGGAAGTAGTGCTTCCTGTTTTGCCAGTGCTTCCTCCTAAAGGACATGGTGTACATGAACCGGCCATGTTAGTATCTTTGTATGAATTATCTGAACATGGTCTACATATAACGTCCCGCCAACTTCCTTGGACGGGTGTTATACTCGGATCTAAAGCCCCTTCTTGACCTGCAGGACAAACTTTAAGAGCCGCGCGATTTTGCCACGCGGTTAGTTGACCTTGAGCGTTTCTAGTGTTAAAATCATCAATGGCTTTTTGTTTCTTTTCATTAATGTCCGTGTAACATCCAGCAGGTGCAGAACCTCCGGACACTCCATAAGTAATTGTACCTACAGGTGGGTAGTAAAATTCAGTACCATCTATATATGTTTTACCAGAAGGGCACCCGAGTTTACAAGAATCCATTTCGGTAAAGCCAAAACCAGAAGGTTTGTAAGGGCATTCAGATTGTGAAATACACTTACCAAGTGGTATATCAGTCGGATAATAATCAACTCCATTTTCACGTGGAGCCCCTTGGAACTTGAATTTCCCATCCGGACACACACATTCACATGACTTTGGAGTGCCCGTAACAACCTGATTTAATGAACATACGGGACATTGAGATTTTGTAATACACTCACCGTTATATAAAAACTCTCCTTTGCTTTCGTCACACGGAGTGCATATGTTATTTTTAAGAGGTTTGTCTGGTGGACACGCGCATATGCCATTCACTATACTTTGTCCGGGAAAGCAACACGCCTCTAACCCTGGTCCGGCACTAACTTTAACTTTACCATCCGTGCACACCATACCGGAGGTGTTCGGATTCAACAACCCAGCCGAAGCCGCCGAAGCACTTGGCATATTTGTGACGCCGCTTATGATGGCGTTCACACCCGCCACGGCACTATTAACAACATCATTCACAGTCTGAAGAACGCCCGTCTGGATAGCGTTTGCGGCCGTGATACCCGCATTGGCTATTTCAGAGGACGCCGAAGCGAGTCCCGAACTCACGGTGTTCACGGCCGTATCGACCGTCGAATTTCCTGAATTTGCAGGAGGAATTGTCACTGTCACGACTGTCGTAATCAGGTCAGGATGCAATTTGAGTTTACCACCGGATATAAAGAACCGTACAATCGTGCTTCCGAACAAAAGTTCGGCAATGTTCTGACCTTCAGTCACATAACACGTCGGGGGGTCACTGTCCCGGTAACTCACACCCTTTATCCGACACACGTCCCGTGTATTCACACACTCACCAGTTTCCCGTATGTACCTGTTTGTTGCGCGCCCTGAAGCCGTTCCTATCTCCTCATCGCACATTTGATGAATAGAAGGGTCCGCTGATATACAAGCACCGTCAGTGGGTATATTTGTCGGTTCTATAGTGTTCCACTGTGAAAACCAGGGCTTTGCGCGCCACTCGGTATATGTAATATCCTTTGAATCATCGCTTGGAAGTGGCCACTGAGACGCAGCGTGACATGCGTCTTTCGTTTTGTAAGAACAAACTCTGTCGTACCCGTTGCCCGGCATGAAACCCGCACCTCCTTCAGTCACACAGATGTTATCAAATGCCAAGTTGTGTATGTTTTCAAGTTCAATGGGTGTCAGGTACTGGTTGCAAAGCATTATGAATAGCGTATCGCTAATGGTATCTACACCTAGGTCAGTGGAAATCCTAGACGATACGTCCGCAATAAGGTCCTTGACCGATTGGGGAGGATCAGAGCTTGTAAAGAGACGAACAAACTCATTAGAAATCGCCAAGTCGAGCGTGTCAGCGGCCCATGCGTCTAGGGGTCCCACAAACATCGGGTACCGGCCTTGGTGTGGCGCCGGTGGCGGTGGTGCGGGTCCTGGAGCGGGCGCTGGGGCGGGAGAAGGGGACTGAGGACATCCGGCACTTAGAGGCCACGTCGAACAGGCGATCGTCGTGTTCACAACTTCAGAGTCATTCGCGGCTTTCATGTTACGCATATCCTCTGTAGAAATGAGTTCTGTATAGTTGCCCGTGTTTGTCATGTCGAGAGCTAACCCTACAATAGCCGCAGCATCGAACACGTTTGCAATTGATGAAAGGGCCGCACCTTTCGCCTCGCGCTGTGCTATTTCTTCAGCCATTAGTCTCGCACCATTATCAGCACTTAATGATGCCGCTTCCGCTGCGGCTCTCAACTTCGAAGTCGCCACCGTCTCACCGCTTTGCGCAGCTGTTCTGCCCCACCTCAGACCCATCTTGGCTCTGGCCAACACCCCCATACGTCCAAAAGCTTTAGACATGCGTCCTGTGAGCGTTCGTTCCGCGACTGCGGCCCTCGCAAGTTTAAGTTCCGCCTTGAGTGCAGGAGTCCTCATCATACGCGTCACTATCTTCAAAGCTATTACGTCCGCGTGCAAAACGGCCTCTACCGCAAGACCAATGCCTATACCCGTCAACAGGTCCGGTAAACTGTCAATGAAAGATGCCACTTGCCCCCTGTCAGCGGGAGGAGCCGCAAGTCCAATCTGCTGGATGGCTGGAGCCGGAGGCGCCCCGACGGAAAGAGACGACTGTGGACCTGAGTAAACTGGAGAAGGGGCCGGGACGGGTTCTGGGGCGGGAGAGGGGACGGTCGCCGGGACGGGCGCCGGCGATGGGGCTTGTGTGATGGGAGCCGCTGGGGTTGGCGTCTGGGGTGTCTGTTTTTGTGATTGTAGTAAAACAACCACAATAACGACGATGATGGTAATGACCAGTGCTACCACGGCCCCGCCTGCGCCTATGACGGCGGCTTTTGGAGCCATCGTCCTCTAAACTATATTAAGAAATAAATAGAAACGCCCCGAACAACAGACATAAAATTATACAACACGCAAGTATCCACCACTTGAAATTACCAAAAAAATCCAATATAGGCCCGAAAAGATCATTTGCAAGTGGTGTGAGTGCGGTCGCGCCCGCACTTAGAACAGCCGCCGCTCCTCCTGCGGCCGCCCCGAGAACCTGTGCAGCCGCTGGAGTGAGTGCCGTACCCGTCTCCACGATCGCGGCCGCAGCAGCACCGGCAACAAAAGCAACCGCCTCGCCTATTGATCCAGCAAGCTGATTCTCATAGTCCGAGTGACACGTCATCTTCCCCCATGCAATGGCCGGAGCCGGGGAAGGTGCGGGGGCTGGAGAGTTGGGCGCCGGTGCTGGGGCCGGAGCCGGGTACCTGCTGTTTCCGGCTTGGGTAAGTGACGCCCGAACGACTATCGTGTGTCCATCAATAACCTGAACGACCGTCTTGTCGCCCCCGATAGACAGGTCGGGAGTGGTTGGCGTCGCATCCGGGTTTGGCGGCGGGTAAAACGTGAAAGTGTCGTTCACACACGGGTTGAAGTTGCGTCCGGCAGGGGTATACGTAATTTTCACGTTATTTCCGTCTATAATTGTGATGTCCGTGATGGAAACCTTGACGCCATCCGTTGCGTCAAGTCGGGCCAGGGCGAGACTGGCAAGAACCGTTGCAGATATACCAGCAAACACTTTACCAGATGTTATACCATATTTGCTCAGAGTGTCACTCTGTTTGGTGACGCGCGCCACACCTGAAGGCGGCATATCATTTGTTGGAATTTTACCGGCTTTTGCATCCGCTATATTATCTGCAGTGCTGGCAGCATCCTCTGTCGTTCGGGCCAAAGTTGAAGCGTCTCCTCGTGCCTGCCGTGCGATTGCAGAATCCATAGCCGCCACGTCATCACCCACCTTGGATGACCGTTTTAAGGCATTTCTAGATGCAGTGATGAGATTGTCGAGAGCTGTACCCGCTGAACCTACGATATTTTTGAATGCACTCTTCAGTGCAGACATTATTACTATTAAGAAATATTTTTACTTTAAGAACTTGGCCACGAAAAGAACAATGAAGCTCGTCTTCTGCATGCCCGGTCGTTCGTACTCGCGCGAGTTTCTCCTGGCTTGGTCTGACCTTCTGATGCAAGCCTCCTCCAAGGGTCACCAGATTATGATCAGTCAGCAGTACTCGAGCGTCGTCCATTTCGCACGTGCCAAGTGTCTCGGCGGCGACGTCCTGAAAGGCCCTGACCAGAAGCCTTTCCAGGGCCAGGTCGACTATGACGCCATGATGTGGATCGATTCGGACATGGTGTTCAAGCCCGAGGACTTTTTTGCCCTTCTGGAGAGTCCCCATGACGTGACGGCCGGTCTATACATGATGGAGGACCTCCAGCACTTTGCGACCGTCAAGGAGTGGGACGAGGACTTTTTCGCCAAGACCGGGACATTCAAGTTTATGAGCCCTACTGAGCTCACCGACACACCACAGTACATACCCGTGGCGTATACGGGTATGGGCTGGATGATGATTCGCAAGGGTGTTGTCGAGTCTATCAAGTACCCGTGGTTCTCGGCGCCGTTGCAAACCATTGGCTCCCTGGTCGACATGAACTCCGAGGACGTGGCGTTCTGCCGCGCTATCAAGGCGGCCGGTCACGAAATTCATATAGATACGAAGGTTCGTGTGGGTCACCAGAAACTTCTGATCATCTAACCCGCCAAGCTAGGGATACAGGCTGCTGGCATACACCGTTCAGTATTGTTGGCGTATATGGAACCGCCATTGTAACTTGCGGTGACGGTCCCCACAGGCTGACACGCTTTACCGCCGTTCTTTGGAGGACGATCTTTAGACACGTCCCTGGGAGTGCCACCACCGGCGAGTGCGTATCTACATTCACCGCGACCAGGTGTAATGACACCGTAATTATCGAAACTTGATGGCGACGTCATTGTCGACCCTACTTGACATCCGCGTATCTGTGCATCTTCTGATACAGTCATGGGACCTGGGATGCAATTTACAGGCGTGTCGACCCATTCGGTTGTGGGGAACGGTGTCTCCATCTGAACCTCTGTACCGTCGCCTCTGTACATATGTATCGTAGCATCATTTGCAATTTTAATACTAAAAGGAGCCTTTGAAGCTCTGTAAGGGTTACCCATCTGATACGCCGCCTGCCAACCCCATTCTGGCAAGTCGTCTGAGGCCGGGCCATAAAAGTACCCTTCAGCATTCAGAATAATATATGGATTTGCGACAACAGGGCTCTGCCACTTTCTTGCCCATGACCCATTTCTAAATATCCACATGGCAAGTCTCTTGTCTGGTTGGAAAACGAGCGCATTATTACCATCAGGGCTCTTGATGAGTTGTGATGGTAGCATTGAAGTTGATTTAGGGTAACGAATATCTTTTCCATAATACCCAGGTGCCGGTGAAGTAAGTGTAGTCAATTCTGCTATTGATGTTCCCCATTCTGATGGGCGTCCGTTAATCAATGATACAGACGGGACGGGAGGAGGAGTCGTCGGTGGCGGCGGAGTCGTCGGTGGCGGCGGAGTCGTCGGTGGCGGCGGCGGAGTCGTCGGTGGCGGAGTGGCCGTCACCACTGCTGTGGGTTTTATCCTTACGAATGATTTTATACCCTCACCAGGAGACATCTCTTTGTCGGCGGAAGTGGTGCTGTCGTAAACTGCACAATCAGAAATAGAAGGCATATACGTGACCACATCACACCTGGTATCTGTTCTACAAAGGTCAAGACATTGATCTAAAGTTCCAGTTAGCTCCGCCACAGGCTGGCCTCTGATGTAGGTGTCATTGAGTATGGCCGAGTACCCTGTAGGCAATGAAGACGCGGCCGGCGGTGGGGGAGGCGGGGGAGGAGGCGGAGGAGGCGGTGGAGACGGAGGAGGCGGAGGAGGCGGCGGAGGAGCGGGTGTGAAGCTCAACGTCGTTGCGAAAGCTGGAGCCGGTGCCAGAGCCGGTGCAAAGTAAGGAGCCGGTTCGGGAGCTGGAGACGGTGCGGGAGCCGGCGAAAAGTAAGGAGCCGGCGCAGGGGTCTGAACAGGTGCCGGAGCCGGTGCGAAAGCTGGAGCCGGTACTGGAGCCGGTGCGAAAGCTGGAGCCGGTTCAGGAGCCGGCGCAAAGTAAGGAGCCGGTTCGGGAGCTGGAGCCGGTGCTGGAGACGGCGCGGGAGCCGGCGCAAAGTAAGGAGCCGGTGCG